CGTTTACCTTCACGACCTTCAGTTAAGTTAACAACTTTAGGTGCGCCACCATAATCAATCGTGACAGGTTCACCATTACGATCTGTAAAGTTCTTTACATCAGAAACCTTACGCTTGACCTTCATGTACTTACCTATTCCTAGATCTGCATTACCTTGTCGTATGCGGTCACTATTCATAGGGTGTAGGTCTAAACCTTCAGCTTCTAGCTTGCTGATTTGTTCTTCATCAGTGAAGTAAGCATTAGTAATAAACTGCCCACCATTCTGATGTACTGCTTGTGCGGCACGAGGTCCATCTGGACTACCCATGTCTGCGTTTTCTGGAAATACTTTAGCATATTCAAGTATCATATCCATTGTGTATTTAGCCATGTCGAGTTCCTTTCGGCTGTTGGTACTTATATATAATGTCTAAATTTGCCAATATGCAAGGTAGACAAAAAAATAAATTTAGTGTATGTCTGCGTAGCTCTTACCAAACTGTGCATCTACACCTAGTGGTACGTTAAGTTCTAGTTTTTGGTTAAGGTTTTCAATAGCTTTTTCCATCGTAGCCCTAGTTTGTTCTTCATCTCCTTCTTGTACGAGTGCGATGATTTCGTCGTGGAATTGTCCAATGGTTTTAATTCCGTAGCGACGACATAAAGATACCCAACTGTCAAAACAAAATACTCCTGTTCCTTGATTTAATGTAGAGAAGCGATCCTTGTCGCTCCTAAGACTGTACCAGAATTCCGATACAGGATTGTATAGCCATGTAGAGCCAAATAAGTCCCTTGTACGGGCTGTACTAGCTACCTTATAGACTGACCAGTTACGTGACCAGAAGGCTTCTAGGAGCTTCTTTGCGTCCTTAGAGGGCATCCCAGTGTTACGAGATAAAGTAGAAGCACCAACACCATAAGTAGCACTGTAGTTAACTACTTTGTAATTCTTACGTAGGGCTGATAAAGATCTTTCTCCACTGTTATGCTTATCTATGTCTTCTTGTGTAATAACACCTGCATGTTTAGCTAAGTCTAAGTGTGGATCAAACCCATCTTTAGACATCTCTTCTACGTAGTCAGGGTCTAGAGGTTTCATGTAGTGACGTTTAGTTGTATCCTCTAGTGAAGTCATGTCAGCACCACACAATGTATAACCTTCTGGACAAATCAAACAACCTCGTATCTCTTTACCATATGGCTTATCAACTGACGGTAAGTTAACAAGAGGCTTGGCATGTTTAAACCTAAGAGTGTTAGTTAGTCCAGCTATATTCCCCTGTACGTACCCATCTACTTGAGCGTTAACCATACTCTTTATAACACCTATGCGATGCGACAAAACAGATAGACCTTCGAGTAGACTGATAGCAGGTTCTATGTCTGCCAGTGCTTTGACTGAACTACATAAGTCTGCATCTTTACGTACTTGCTCTAATTTCCTCGTGTCCCCTGTCTTCTTATCAGTTAGATACTTGAAGGTACGTGGTTTCCAACCTAACGAGAACAACCAATCCTTAACTTGATCTGTACTGTTAGGGTTAGCTCTTTCTTCACCTGTCTTAACTGTTAGAGATACAGTAGTCTCAGGTTGTTTCTGTTCTTTACATAGTGCAACCCACTTCTCTCCATTTGCTGATAGAGATCCATCCTTCTTATACATAACTTTAGGTTTGTTACGTACTGCTGTAATAATCCTACGTGGCATAGCATCAGCAAGCATCTCTGTCTTCTCAGCCTTTAGATTCTCCCAGTCTTGTAAGTGACCTTCTGCTTTATCTACGTCCAATTTCCACTGGAGGGTCTCTTGTTCTCTAGCACACTCCATCTTGAAGGTAAGATAGTCAACAAGTCTACCCTTATTTCCACTGTGGGGGTACAGTTTACTTAGCTTCCTATCTAAGTCTTTCCATAACCTTACGTTGATCCTAACGTCTTCTTCACACCTGTACTGATATTCTTCAGGACTTAGATTCTGCCAATCATCAATCTTAGGTTTAGGTACACCATACATCTCACCATACTGTGCTAGTCCATGCTTCTGTAGGTTGTGGTTTATGTACCAAGCTAGAGGTAACGTATCTATGATCCTAGCGTCTATCTTTATATCAAGGATCTTTTCCACTACAGGGGTATCGTATCTTACTATGTTGTGACCTATAAGTGTATCAGCATTAAGAAAGAATGTTCTCATCTCTTCATAGTCAAAAGTAGATTGTATCTCACCCTCTTCATTTGTGTAAGATAGTACGTGTATCTTTGTAGGATTAAACCCATCTGTTTCTATATCAAATACTGCCATTAGTATATCTCCCTTAACATGAATGTATCTAAGTTAAATGCTAACTTACCTGCTTGTCCTTCTTCTGAACAAGGTCTATTCTTCTCGACCTTTAAATAAGTCGTGTTACGTTCTTCTAAACTCTCAGCTTCTTTATCTCTGTGTAAGTCTATGATTACAGACGCACGTTGACCTATCATCTTACAGTACTTAGGGTCACCATTCTCATTAGTGTGAGCAATAGTAACAATACCTACGTTAAGCTCTGCGGCTAACTTAGATAGTCTAATAGACAAGTCAGCTAACATAGCTTCTTTACTTTCTTCTGATGTACCTACAACTACGTCTTGTATAGGCTCAAAGAAAACAAACTTACAGTCACAAGCCTGACTAAAGAATCTTATCTGATCTATTAGTTCGTCTGTACCTTGACCATCACCTAAGTAGAACTGATAGAAGTTTTCATCTTTAGTTAAGTTACCTATGGCTTCACGTACAAGTTTGTCAGCTTCCTTCTCTTCGATCAAGTCACGTCTTGTTAAGTTATCACCTACTTCATACGACACAAGACCTAGTAAAGATCTCAGCTTAGTTTCTTCTAAGTGCCATGCGGCAATAGGTACACCTTGCTTCAGCATACTGTATTCCATGTACCTCATAAGCTCAGTCTTACCTATACCTGTAGGTGCTTTAAACACTGTGAAGTGACCTTGCATAAGACCTAAGACCTTATCGTCTAATGCTTGTATGCCTGTAGGGTAGTAGACGTGTTCTGGAGTATCTTCATACAACTTAAGAAACTGGTCAGCAGTGTTAAGTATATTCTCTGGTGTATGCTTAACTGGTTTCCACCATAAGTTCTTAAAGTCTATACCTTTACCTGCTTGTAGAAAGTCATTAGCATCTTTAAAGTCACCATGCTGTACACGATATATTTTATTAGGAAACAACCTAGCCATACGATCAGCTAAAGCATTACCTGCCTCGTCATTATCTACAGACAAGACAATCTTCTCAAAGCTACCTAACCAATCCTTACAGTTCTCCCATAGCTTCTTAGATGGTGTAGCTGAAGGTAACGACACAACAGGGTTAGTGTACTGCTTACCAAGCATCTGTGCGGCTGATAGAGCGTCTAACTCACCTTCTGTTATTGTTACAATACGACTACAACCAGCAGGGAATAAGTTCATACCAAATAGTTCATCACCTTTGAAACCATTCTTAGCATAGAAAGCCTTCTCTTCTAGGTTACGAACCTTAATTCCCCCAGAGGGGTATATATACTCTTGTCTGTCGTCATATGTAAGTACGTTATAGTCTTGCATAGTACTCTGCAAAATCCCTCGGTGGGGTAGGTGACGACCATCAGATACACTTTCTATTCTTTTAGGTGTAAACTCTGTTACATTCATACTATCTCTTTCTTTCTTAGGATACTTGTCTTCTGCCCAGTCGTATGTTTCTTCTCTTGATGGATAATTACCACCACAAGAATGACACTTACCTACTCTCTTTTCAGTATGGTAAGAAAAAGCGTCACTTGAACCACATGCAACAAAAGGACAAGGTTTATGTATTATGTCTGGCATACTTACGTTTCTTTCTTTAGTAGTTTGTACTAGTGAGTGTAAAACTTATGTTTATACTTAAGTAGTACATTTATCTATAATGTCTAAAATCTCTAAATTGCAAGATCACAAATTGTTACAAGTTTGTAACGTATGTTATTTCTGATCTGTTCTACAGCTTGTCTAGATACATTTAACACTTTAGAAGCCTCTGTTAAGTTATTGTTATTGTTATACAAAACCATAAATAGCCTCCACTCTTTAGCTGACAACTCTTTCTTCAAAACCTCTATAGAATCTTTTAGTTCGTAAGAACCAAACAAATCTTCAGCAGGTATTTGTTCTTCTTGTGCGTCTACATATTCGAACACATCATCATCAGATGCCACTCTACCACTCCTTCCTTTTGGGTAACTTAACTTTGACATACCTACATTAACAAACTCATACATAGCAGTCCTTGCGCTGTAGTATAGCTTAAAGGGTTCTTTAATTCCCTCGGCTCTCATGTTTAAGCATAGCACTACACCCTCAGAAACTATATCATCATAGTCCTGATGGTTGTAATACTTACTAGCTAACCTTCTACACATATCTAGTATTTCTTGGTTGTTCATAAGAATAGACCAGTCATATATAACATTGCCTTAACTAATACGAAAGAAAAGCCTATAAACGAAAATCCTATCATAGTAAAAAATAAAATACTTACGTACTTAGCTACTCTTAGTTCTTCTTGTTTCATCTTATCTGTCCTGTAATATGGTTTATATTCTTTACTCATTTCTTCAACTCCATTTCAATAGTGTTAATCTTAAAACCGCAAATCAAACATTTCTTATAGCGTTTTATACTAGGAAATCCTGTTCCGTAATATTCTCTTGTATCAGTTACTTTAAGTTTATTCTTATAACCTTTAGTTAAGCAGTCTGGGCAATAAAATACTTGTCTTAAACTCATTTTAGTATGTGTTCCTCTACAATATCTCTCTTAAATTTTATAGCTTCCTTTACAGGTTCTTTAGCGTATATAATATCATTTAGTATACTCATTACGTCACTCGTAAGCATGAAATCTCCATGTAGTTTTATCTTTTCCATTAGAACATTACCTCTCCATCTACTATTAGTGTGTTATGCCAAGCTATAGTCTCGGCTCTTAGTGCATAGAAGCCTGTCTGCTCGGCTATACTCTCAAGTTCTTCTGTATCACTCTTGAGTATGCCTAGCTCCATAAGCTCCATTTCCATCGAAGGGGGTATAGGCATTACTTCTTTTCCTTAATCCACGTACTAACGCAATTACCTCTTACCTTATATACATCTGGTATTTCTTCACTTAGTTTTTTATCTAATATCTTTTTACGTAGTCTCTTCAGAGACTGTATCATGTCCCCTAGAAAATCTACAGAAGTAATTACTTGACCCTCTGTGTGAAACTCAAAAGTATGGTCTTCAGTGTCCCAATCTATTTTACATCGTTTAATCATTATTATACCTCGTTACCTAACCCAAAGATACGACGACCACCTGCTACAAAACCTAGCACACGATCCACATTAAAGCACTTGTAGCCTTGCTTAGTCTTAAGTGTGATGTACCCTGCCTTGCGTAGTGCTTCAGCCGCTATACGGCCTCTCTCGTTGCCCTTAAGACCTTTTATTACATTCATACGACCTGTATAGGTACGCTCCTCGTTATCCTTAGTTAAGAACTTAACTGTGATAAACTTATTTTGGTTCTCTGATAATACATTAGTAACCATGTTAAGTGGTAAAGTCATTATATACTTCCTCCGATTTGTCTATTAATTTCCACTGAAGGGGTGTCATCACCCTCTTGTTCTACTACATAATTCCATTCTGCTTCCATGTCAATGCTGTACGGTGGTAACATCGTGAGTGCATGAGTATTGAAGGCAACAAAATTGGTAATGCCTAAACTATTCTCTAACGCATATTTTCCACTGAGGTACTTAGCTGACTGTTCAGCTTCTTCTAGTATTCTCTTGTTTCCATCTAAAACTGTTACACCTTTCTTTCCACTGTGTACCCCTGCAACCTTATAAGTCTTATTTTCATCTCTACTGCTCATGTCATTATCCTTTTAAAACAAGTTGTTATCTATGGTTTGCTGTTCGTAGCACTCTTCACATATGTCTAAGTCTGTTAGCTGTTCGAGATCAACCTCTTGCTCACAGTTAATACAGAATATTTTATGTCTCTCAAACTTACCCTCGTCTGTAAGTGCTGGAATCTTAGTTCTTCTTCTCATTTTTCTATACCTTTCTCAATTATATTCATTACATCATAAGTTAAGTTATCAATCAGGTCATATACATCTTCTGGACTATGATACTCAAACGGCTCCCATGCGTATTCACTGATGTATTCCATTTGCTCATCATCATCTAACTCGAAGAAGTCATCTTCTAAGTGTTCTGACAAGAAATGCCCTGATAACCTAATGAATAGCTTCTCGTATTGCTTTTGTTTTATTGAGTTACTCACTTCTTGTTCCTCATGTTCTTTCCAGAACTCGTTATATGTTTTTTCTGATACAAACATTACTCATTCTCCTTTTCTTTATCTGTATAGGTAATATTAAAATCTACATCATAAAGTATGTCAACAGCTTCCATATCTTTTACCTTTTGCCTCGCCTCGTCTTCTGTATCAGCCTCAATACAAAAAGAGTTATACATCGTAACCCCTACATGGTAAGTATTCATTGTTCATTCTCCTTTTCAAACTTAGCTAACGCACGTTCACAGTCTTCGTGATATGCGTATAATTCTATTTCCCTTTGAGGGCAGTAAGCCATAGCTGACATCTCTCCGTCAACCATTTCTATATCTTCTACATCTATTTCCATCTCACCATAACCTAAGTCAACATAGACTCTAGTGTCTACATGACTACCATATTTTTGTCTAACTATTTCCATTTTATCTATCCTTATTTCCACTGAGGGGGTCTATACGAATCAACGTATCATTTTCCATCGGTGGGGTCAACTCTTAATTTCCACTGGAGGGGTCTGGCTAATTTCGCTGGAGGGGTGACTCTCATTTTCCACTGGAGGGGGGTCATTTTCCATCGGAGGGGGGTATGTTATAGTATAACAGTCTGTGTGATAATTTTGCAACAGTAACATAAATGCAACTAATTCTGTAATTTGTATTTTATCTATTGACAGTGACATAATTGCAACACCATAATTGATTCGTTTGTATGTGATTCGTTTTTACTACACATTGTTATCATGCTGTCAAGTCATAGCTGGTATGCGTTTAATGCATATGTGACAATTTAACACTTGACTCTAATGTTTATGATTCGTTCCGCAGGTCTATGGTATGCATAAATTGCATATTAGGTAT